ACTTGACTTACCCGAACGCTGACCCAACACTGATACGAGTTGGATGTAGTCGCGGAGACCGTGATCCTTAATCAGTTCCCACTTTGTCCTCTTACATTTGGGACATTTTCCATTCTCTAGGAACTGAAGGTACTGTGGCAGATCTTTGCTGGGAAAATCTTTGGGGACGTTGCTGATATCCAGCCACTCTTTCTTGGAGCAGCAGGGGCAGATCTCGCCATGAAGCATGGCACCGATCCATAACTGGCGAGACCAAGGTTTGTGTACCTTCCGTCCTGTCAGGTTAAAGCAATAGTCGTAGAAGTTTTTGGCTAGAGGAAGATCGCGAGTATCGATCTTAAGATCATGGAGAGTTCCCGTTTCAGGGTCTTCCATGTCCGCCATGTATTTTTCAATATTGAAGTCGTCGATTACTTGACCGAAGTCATCTAATCCACAACCCTTCAATACATATTCATCAGACTTGACGTCCAACTCGTAGGATCTAACCTTTATGCCCGTCTTTTTCTTTTTAATTTCTGCTTTCTTTTTACGGGCACGGTGGATCAGTTCTTTCTGGTCGTCTGTTAAGAGCGAAGGAAAGAGAGAGTCGGCGTTGAATTTCAGTAGTTTATCTATATCTTCCATGTTATCACCATGCAGAGTTCATCGGTGTTATACAACCTTCCGTTACTGCAGGGTGAAATTGGAGATCAAAAGATGGAAAAGCCACCCAAACTGCAGGTGGCTTTGTTTAGTCTAGATCGGGATCATCGATCCTCGACTTGGGTGGTTCAGGCTTCTCTTGACGAGAACGTCTGTTATCCATTTGCTGCGGTGGAGGAGCTCCATGATTTGGACCGAAAACCATAACCTCCTTTTTGGGTGTTATGGCATCGATCAATTCCGATACCTTGGTTTTAGGAATACCCAGATAGGTAACAAGATAGTTCGCCATCTTGATTGTCAGACCTTGCTCGAGCATCCTCTGGAACTTAAGGAAAGGATCCTGATCTATAGGAGCACCCAAGGTACGTTGAACAACATCTTTAGCTTGAGCGCTACCTGCCTGAGCGGCTAGTGTCAGTGGAGCAACATTCTTCAACCAAAACTCTCTCACCTTATCAATATTTCTATCTAACTTCGATGGCAATTCCCTAGAATACGACTCTGCGCGCTCTGCTACCTGAGAATCAACGAGATCCAACTCTTTAGGCTCAGCTATCTTTTTCCTGTGCTCTAGTTCTGAATCCAAAGAGATAGTCGGCCTGTAGAAGAAGCGTGACTGCCTACCTGTCTGGGTTTTCCATTGCTGATGGACAAGTATCTTTTCCTTCTTTGGAGTTTCCTTTAGTGGTCTACCTATGGTCATCACGGCAGCGAGCAGAGAGTCTGCCGCGTCCTCATCCTTCTTCGTCATAACGGTGCTTGCCATAGGTTCACCTTATTACTTTCGTCACTTTGATCTTTGTTTCTATAGGGCGTTCAACAAAAGCTTTGCACTTTTCCACAAATTCAGCGCTAGTACCTATGATAAGATCAACGCCAGACTTGAATAGCCCATTCTTTAAATCCATGAGGATAAGTGGTAGGTGTGTCTTGAATTGCTGTGCGTGACCCACCATACTTTCTATGTAATCCTGAACTCTTTGGATGAAAATCTGTTCATCTTCCTCAATTACTTTCCAGAAACATAGGGCATTATCCGAAACCCAAGGAACTCCGGCAGCAAAAGTTGGACCATCTTTTACTATCCTTAAAGTATTGGGTACATGTTCATTATGCATCGACTTCTCAACGTTAAGCGGTATCATTCTTTACTCTCCGATTCATCATCTGAAACTTTACCTTTGTTCTTCTGCATGTTGTAGAGATCTTCACCTCTACCCTTAGCCATCTGAGAGAAACAGAATCGGCGTAGATCAAATGCCTTCTCGAAACCTAATGTCTTGCAGATAGCCTTCTTCTCTTCTGTAGTACCAAGTACCCAGGTTTTGAGAGTCAACCAATCACATGTTTTCTTTGCCTTACCCATCTCATCTAGATTAAGGAGCATGACTTTGCGATTCTTGTTAGTTAGCTGCCCAGTCTCTTTGAGATAATGCACGGTATCGAAGAATGGATCGAAACCATTTGCGGATCCTGTGGCATCTGTTACCCATAAGCGTATCCACGCTTTGCGGCCAGGGTTCCAAAGTTTATTCTTTATCGCAGCAATACGGATATAACGATATCTGTCCTTACCCTCAGCAACAACTGAACGTTCCTGTTCCAGGTAATCTTCCGTGTCAAATTTAGGATTGAAAGGAACACCAGTCTTCATAGGAGTCCACTTTATTCGTACATCAGAATTAAATCTGAGTGCTACCCCGCCCGGTTCGGCCTCTTTAGGACCATACATAGCCATGGGTACTGCCCGTAGTTGATTGATACCAACTACAGCTACCATCTTTGATGCCATCCTACCTTTTACTCTAGGCAAATGTTTGCTAAACATTCTGGCCTGCAAAGCTAAAGAATTATTGGCGTCGTCTTCATCGTTAGATGAGGGATTCATTGCTGGATAAGAATCTACCAAAACCAAAGCTTGCATAGTTCCATCTTCAGCTTCTACCCATAATCCCTTTCCATATTTTTTAGCCATGGATGGATTAGCATGTGATCCTATCTTAGCTTTATTCTGTTTTGTATCATCAAACACCAGCCACCACTTTCCTGCTATGAATTTTTTATCTGGTAGGGTACGTAGCAGATCAGCTAGGTAGTCAAAGAATTTTTCCCCTATTGTTTCTGCTCTGTAGCGCACTAAGGGTGCTGTTTGCCACTTACCTGTGGTAGGATCTTTCTTACCAAAAATATCTTTCGCGGACAACTTGAGTCCAGAGTGTTTAAGAATACTTGATACATAAGGGCGAGAATTTCGAGTTGATCCCTCATAGTCGGCAAGAGCCACTATGGGCACTTTATTCTTAAGTGCAGCCGCCATGATGGTGATAGCACCCGTTGTCTTACAGCTCTGCTCCGGGCCAAACATGGTAAACCACGCTGGTCGTATCCCACCACCCATCAAAAGATCTAGTGCAAGAATACCAGTACTCATTGGTGGCATATCTTCCATAAGATCAGAATCAAAATCTTGACGACGAGCTACTTCATCCAAAGACTCCGCATAGAAGGATAGAGCATTAAAACTTTTACTAGATTTTGATTCTCCAACTTCGTCATCTATAGCTTTATCAACTTCTGCATTTCTTGCTTTGCGACTTGTTTTCTTAGCCGCTACTTTCTTAGTTGCCATTAAATTCCTCATCTTAAAGAAAAGATTCCCATTGATCCGGAGAAGTCAATCTATGCAAATCTTTATTCTTACCCAGGTAAAGCCACACTTCAAATGGAATATCTCTATCCAACCCCCAGTTGTATGCAGCTTGTAGTTTTTCTCTTGCCTTCTTAATCGTATACTCACTCTTAACTTCGATTAAACGCTTATCTGCATTTTTTCGTATCGCTAAAATCTGGGAATTCTTTCTTGACTGCAGGTTTATACTATACCTTATGGTGACCTGTAGAACCTTCAAGATATTTATCCCACCAAAGCCGAGCTTGGATAATCTTACTTGTGCCAAAATGGTTGGTAAGATCCTCAAGGTGCTCTCCAAGCAAACAACGATTCAGTCTTATGTTGGACATTCCGCTCACCAACGAGAAAAGCCAGCCAAGAGCATGGTGTCCGGGCTGGCTTAATTTAGATAGACTACATTGCTACTTGTGGATCAGAAGACTCAATCGTCCTCATCTTCTTCGTCCTCATCCCTCGAGCGACGAGCAGGCTTCTTCTTTGCAGTCTTCTTGGCTGCTACTTTCTTAGCCGGGGCTTTCTTCTTGGTACGTTTCGGAGGTTCATCTTCCTCTTCTTCGTCTTCCTCGAGATCATCCTCATCTTCTTCGTCCTCGTCCTCGTCCTCATCTTCGTCTTCTTCCTCGACGACCTTACGTTTGGACGTTTTCTTTGCGGCTACCTTCTTCGCAGCGGGTTTCTTTTTGGAACGTTTCGGGGGTTCATCTTCATCTTCATCCTCGTCTAGATCTTCATCCAGATCGTCCTCATCTTCGTCTTCTTCGTCCTCATCTTCCTCATCTTCCTCGTCTTCTTCGTCCTCATCACGGGACTTCCTGGAAGTCTTCTTGGCTACCTTCTTAGCTGGTGCTTTCTTTTTGGAACGTTTCGGGGGTTCATCTTCATCTTCATCCTCGTCTAGATCTTCATCCAGATCGTCCTCATCTTCGTCCTCATCTTCCTCGTCTTCTTCCTCGTCTTCTTCTACAACTTTACGCTTGGATGTCTTTTTCGCCGCTACCTTCTTTGCAGGCTTCTTCTTACCACGAGCAGGCTTCTCGTCTTCATCCTCATCTTCGTCCTCGTCTACTTCATCTTCTTCGAGTTCGTCATCGAGTTCTTCAACGTCGTGCTTGCGTTTCTTCGAAGTCTTGATACCCATTCTCTTTGCCCATCCTTCAAAATCGCTACGTACTTGTGCTTCGGTAGCTTCGTTTGCCAAATTAGACAGATCCCATTTGAGTTCTGTCTGTTCTTCCTCGGTAAGAGGCGACTTACGCTCCACGTATTGGACGTCGTATCGATTGCCTGCTGCAGTTTCCTTGGCGTTATCGAACTTGATCCTAACATCGTGGCCATACTTTTCATGCGAAACTGGATATGCCTTGGTGCTTCCAGACTTCGACTCCACCACATTCATACTTTTGAAACCCTGAATCTTCTTAACCGGAGTCGAAGGCAGACGCAAAGCAACTACTGGCGTGTATGAGTCTGAATTCTTTTCCTTGAACCCAGTCTTGAGTTCTTCCTTCGTAGGTTTCGGACGGTGCGCAGGTTCATCCTTCTGTTTCTTGCGAGAGATAGATAGTGTCCAATAACTAACACCTACCTGGATTAGACGCTTCTTCTCATCTACATCATTCTCTACTTCCCAAATGTGATAATCATACCATGGATCGTAGATGCTACGATCATATTCCTGTTTCACAGGGTCCCAAGAAGGACTATCAACTGGGAACTTCGTTGGGCTTCCATCCTTCTTCTTTCCAACAACCCAATACTGAGAATACGTATAGGTTGGACCGAAGATACGATGCTGCTCATAGACGTTTGGCTTCAACGTATGCACTTCGATCTTTTCATCGATTCGCGTTTTGTTTCCGCCCCGCGACGTCTTTACTTCGTCTAGGTCAGTGCCTTGCTGGCGTGCCATTCTGGCTCCTTTGTTTCAATTTCTCTTCTTTGATTAAAAGTTGATGCAGGTTCATTGTCGCAGTTGTCAATTCCTTTGCGACTGTATTTACTATTTGACGCATCTGATCGTAATCATCTGACTTTAGTGCGGATGTTAAAGCTGTGATAGTCGTCTGAATAAGATTCTGTTGATGGATGGCTCGTTCTTGTGCGCGCTCTTCAATGTGTTTGGCGAGAATCATCCCTACCTTATCATGATCCCAATTAGCCGATAAGAGTCCAACCATCTCTTCAGCTTGACGTGCCCTCTGTGCATATTCCGATAGATTGGATTGCAGGGAGGCTAACGTCATTGATAGCATCGCTACCTTCTGTTTGTCTTCATCAAGTCTAGGCATATGCTGACTCTAGTTTAGATTCAAGGACAAAAGTATTAAGAATCTTCTTTTGTGCGTCGGTCAAAAATTCTGGAATTCCCAACGAAGCTCGGATGTATCCCTTCTTATCCATCTTCTTAGCCACATATGCAATGTGCTCGATAGTCTCAGTGGAAGTATCCGGCATTGAGAATCCTACAATATCTGATATCGAATCTCCATTCTCATCCGTCATAGAATCAAAGGATTGATCCTGCTGACCTGAAGCCATCTTAGCTACTTCCGAACGCGCGGACTTGAACCAATTCGTAATGAACGTAGTGAGAACGCCCTGACGCGCATCAGCTCTATCGATTGCTCGAGAGACAGTCAAGAGATACGTCTGTGCGATATCGTCTAGGGATACAAAATGGTTGTAATCCTTATAAGTAGACCTAGCGTGATTCAATGCTAGTCGAATGTACTTCTGCATCACCAACTCTTTGAACCATCTTGCTTTGTCGTACCAATATCGTACCTGTTGAATTACTGCGTAGAGACTTGATCCTGTGCGTAGTCCAACAGACTGCTCTATCTGAAACAGTTTGGAACGTCGGACAATAGGATTGAGATTATGCAGAGGTTGATGCAACTGCTCATAGGGTTTAAGGTAATTCAGGAACAAAGACAGGAAACCGAAAAGTAGTCCACGGTTTATAAACATACCACGAACGTACTCATGAGCTTTGCGAGGTTCATTAGATGTCAAGGCATTGAAGAGAAGGACTGGTAGCTTTGGCCTTTCTTCTGACAT